AGTTCAGTTTGGGGCGGCGTCAAGTCAGCACTTGAGGATGTCGATGCCAAGGTTTTTCTGACTTTCCACTTGGCCTAGTCAAAGACCAAATCAAGCCGCCCCGCCTTTTTACTTCTTAGCCCAAGGTGGCGCAGCCTTGGTGCTGGCGTTGCCAGTTGCTGCGTCTGGCTTTGGCTGCGGCGGCAAGCTGCCGGCGTTGCTGCGCCAACCCTTCACCTCGTTCTGGGGGCCGTACTCGCCTGATGCTGGGCGCACATCGACCTTAATGGACAAATGGCCGTTGATCAGCTGGTCGGTATCGTTGACCGCAGGCAGGCCCAACGCACGCATGAGATCGCCCAGTTGCTGGCGTCCGATTTCTTCCGCTTTCGGATTTGGGTTCTTGATGTTGAAGTTGCCAAACACGCAACGACCCTGGCCACTTGGGCCGGTGATGTCGTAACGCACCTTGATGTATTCACCAGTGCCGGCCTTGGTGGGCTTGAGTTCTGCCTCGGTGATGATGGCCGTGTACCAGCCAGCCGGCAGGAGGTCATAGGACTGGGACGGTTGCAGCTCTGCTGCGCTGTAGGTTTCTGAAAGTTTCATGGTTCTTATTCCTTGTGAGCGATTGAAAAACTTGGTCTGCCGGGTTTCGCGGTGATCGCCGGTGCCAGCAGTTTGGTTATGGTCGGGTCGGTTGCTTTCCATACAGTAAGGTTCAACTCCGGTTTCCACCGGCAGAGGGTTGAAAGATGAGATTCAAGGCCATGCTGGGCGGCAAGTTCTTGAATCTTGTCAGCATCAACTTTTCTGTCGATGCGACCGGTGATCTTGATGACGTAGCCATCAACGTCTTTGGTGACGGTGCTGTCGAGGTCAGTCTGCAACGCAAAAGACTTGACCATCTCATCCTCGAGGCGGCGGCGGTTTTCGATGGCCTGACGCTCAACCTCTTTCTCGGCATACCATTCGGCAGCAATCTCACGCATGGCTCTCATGCTGCACCGCCGATCTTCTTGATAATCTCGCCAAGGTCAGGTGCCTCCCATGTGCCCAACTTGCCGCTGCGATCCTTGGCGATCCACAACCCGTCAGAGTCACACATCAGCGCCCGCTGGCTCACGCCGTCGGCGTCCTTTTCAACTCTTAAAGCAAGCACTTCGTCGAAAAAATAAGGCAAGCTCTGGCCTGTCTTGTTCCCCGGCATACTGGGCGAATACAAAATCCTGCCCATCTCATCGGCAGTCTTTTCGAGTTTCGCGGTCATCAAGACATGGCGACCAGGCAAGTCTCGAAAGGCGCGGATTACGTCGGCCATCTGTTCTTGCATGGCACCGTAGGCTTGGCGCGGATCTTTTGCGATCTTCTTCTCGCTGTTCAAGCAGACTTCAGCGATCTCCGAGATTGAGTCAAGGGCCACGCTCTGGAACTTCTTGGCGTCTCCGCTGGACAGCCATTCGTAGGCCTCCATCAGGTCGGCCATGCTGGTGATCTCAAGGTAAGGCAAGTCGGCGTCCTGAATGGACAGCAAGCCACCCTCCGCTGACAGCACCACCACGTTGGGCAGCGTCTTAATGAGGCTGGTCTTGCCTGCCCCTGCTTGGCCGTAGACCAAGACTTTGACCCCATTGGCCGACAAGCCGCTGGTGGTTTTAAGTGAAATAGCCATGTTGGGTTTCTCCGGTTTGGCGTTGGTAGATGCCGGTGACCGACCGGCGGCGGTAGAACTTAGGGCTTCATCACAAAGATAAAGTAGTACGCCAGCGGTGCGCCGATGATGGCGGCGGCTAGGGTGGCTTGGGCCACCTCAATCAGCAGGCGCTTCATGCTGCCACCTCTGCGGCAAGGCCAAGCATCCACTCGGTGGCTTGCTCGATGGTCATCCAGTCGCTCATGTCGATGAACGTCTTACCCATAAAGTAACCGGCCTGCACGCGACCTTTGCGTGCGCGGGTGACCATCTCAACGCCAGAAGCGGCGCGGGCGAAAAGGGTGGCTTGTGCAAGTGCGTGTACGTTGTTCATCTTTGTTCCTTTTGTTGGGGCCGAAGCCCCGTTTGGTTTAAGCAGCAAGGTTGGCAATGATTCGGCCAAGGCGCTCGTACGTTGCGCGGTCATCAGCAAGTTGTTGCTTGGTAATGTTCAAGCCACGCGCTTGACCGGGGCCAGCGTCACCAAACAAAGCGCACTCGCTGCGATATTGGGTCATCGACTCTGCGTAGTGTTCTTCGCCGTAGGCAATAGATTGGCTAACCAAGTAGCGGTACTCAATCGGGGTCAGCGACGACTTGCGCGACAAGGCGGCGCAGTAGTCATCGAAGTCTTCAAATTCGTTGATGTTGGTGGTGTTCATTTCTGTCTCTCCTGTTTTGCGCTTGTCGGGACATCCGGTCAGCGCATGAGTTGAACTGTACACGCACTCGTGCTAGGATGCAAGCACTTTCTGCAACTTTTTTTGACATCACATGAACCTTACCGAAATTCAACAACGTCTTGCTGATCGCCGCTTGCCCGTAGTGGCTGAGGCAACTGGGCTGTCTGTGTTCACGCTGTACCGGCTGCTCAACGGCAAGACCAAGCCGAGCAAGTCCACCATGCGAAGCATTGAGAACTATCTGCGCGACACCAGCACGGTGGCGGTCAATGAGTGACCCGTTCAAGATAGACAGCCCTACTTGCATCAGCTTTAGCGGCGGGCGCACCAGCGCCTATATGTTGTGGCGCGTCCTCCAGAGCAATAGCGGGTTGCCAGACGAGGCGCAGGTGTGTTTTGCGAACACGGGCAAGGAAGATGAAGCGACGTTGCGGTTTGTTGACCGTTGTGCCCAAGAATGGGAAATTCCGATCACTTGGGTGGAATACATCAACGCTGATGAAACGAAGGATCGGTTTTGCGTTGTTGACTTTGAGACAGCCAGCAGGAACGGTGAACCGTTTGAGGCAATCATTCGCAAACGCAACTACCTTCCCAACCCTGTCAGTCGGTTCTGCACGGTGGAGCTGAAGGTCAGGGCCATTCATCGTTATTTGAAAAGCATTGGATGGACTGAGTGGGAGTCCATGCTCGGCATCAGGGCCGATGAGCAGCGAAGGCTGGCAAAGATTGGTCAGCAAGACTATGGCAAGCACGAAGAGAAGATTGCTCCACTTGGTCGAGTTGGGGTGACGAAGGAAATGGTAGGAGAGTTTTGGAGAGCCATGCCGTTTGATTTGGAGCTTCCAAACATGAACGGCGTGACCATGCACGGCAATTGCGATTTATGCTACTTGAAGGGAGGATCACAAATCTTTTCTCTCATTCAAGAAAAACCAGAACGTGCTGTTTGGTGGGCAAAAATGGAGGCGTTGGCGTTGGCGTTGGCGTCTAAGCCTGACGGTGCAAAGTTTCGTACCGACCGCCCCTCCTACGCCGCTATGTTGAAGTTCAGCAAAGAGCAACGCGATATGTTTGACAAAGACGAAGAAGCAATCAGTTGCTTTTGTGGAGATTGATGAATGGCTAATCTGGTTCACATTTTTGGCGGCTCATGGTCGCCGCCTCCCGTGCCGGTGCTGGCCTCGCCAGAGCAGCAATTTGAGAACGCTTTGCGCGATGCTGGTTTGGACTTGCCCGACAAGCCCATTGAGTTTGACGGCAAGATGCACCGCTTCAAAAGCGGCACGAAAGGCACGCCTGGCTACGACAAATCGGGCTGGTACATCATTTTTGGCAATGGCATTCCAGCCGGTCAGTTTGGGTGCTGGCGCTCTGGCATCGTTGCCAATTGGCGGGCTGAAGTCAGCAGGCAGATCAGTCCAGCAGATGAGATGGCGTTTGCTCGTCGCATGGCCGAAGCCAAGGCCGCACGCGAGATTGAGCAGGCCCGCAAGCACGAGGTGGCTGCGGATGTGGTTGACACCATCTGGAGCGACTGCATAGGTGCCTCGCCAGATCACCCGTATCTCAAGCGCAAGGGCATCGCGCCCCACGGAGCCAGAGTCACAGGCGATGGGCGGCTGGTGGTGCCTTTGTACGATCAGGATGGCACCTTGGCATCTTTGCAGTACATCGACAGCGAAGGCGGCAAGCTATACCACCCAGGCGGGCAGACGGGCGGCAAGTTCTGGGTGTTGGGGTCAATGGACGAGCCTGGCAGCATCTACGTTGCCGAAGGCTTTGCCACCGCCGCCACGATCCATCAGGTCACCTCAAGGCCGGTTGTCGTTGCATATTCAGCGTCCAACCTTGTGCCGGTGACCGCAATCATGCGCGGCTTGCACCCAACCAGCGATTTGGTGATTGTGGCCGACCATGACAAAAGCGGAGTTGGCCAGCGGTACGCAGAGCAAGCCTGCGCGAAGCACGGCGCACGCATGGTGATGCCGCCAGATGAAGGCGATGCGAACGATTACGCGCAGGCAGGCGGGGATTTGTTGGCGTTGTTGACGCAAGAAACTGGCACGGCAGTCTTTGACAAGTTGCAAGTGGTCTTTGGTGACCAGTTGAGCGCCGAGTACGAAGCGCCAAACGAGTTAGTTGAAGGACTGATGACCATTGGCAGCTCGGTGGTGGTCTATGGCGATAGCAATAGCGGAAAGACATTTTGGGCACTTTCAGTTGCCACCGCCATTGCAACCGGCACGTTGTGCTACGGACGCAAGACCGACCCAGGCTTAGTTATTTATTTGGCCTGCGAAGCCCCAGCCAGCATTCGTGCGCGTATGCAAGCCATCAAGAAGTTCCACGGTTGCAATCTTGAGAACTTGGCAATGGTGCCCGTGCCCATGAATTTCTACACCGGCGATCAAGACGCCTACGATGTGATTGAGTTGGTGCGATCCATTGAGCAAATGAAGGGCAAGCCCGTGCGTCTCATCATTGGCGACACCTTGGCACGCATGAGCGCAGGCGCGAATGAGAACAGCGGCGAAGACATGGGGCCGGTTATGGCGCGTTTTGACCAAGTAGCCACCGCCACCAAAGCTGCTCTGATGATGATTCACCACAACGGCAAAGACGTAGCCAAGGGCGCTCGCGGCTGGTCAGGCATCCGCGCACATATTGACACCGAGATTGAGGTGATTGAAAAGGACGGCATTCGCATGGTAAACGTGACCAAGCAACGTGAGTTGCCAAGCAAGGGCGAAACGATCTACTTTAAGCTGGAAGTGGTGGAGATGGGGGTGTCTAAGTTTGGCAATCCCGCAACAACTTGCGTTGCCATTCCAGACGATGAATCTACTAATAATCAATCAAATAAAAAACCATCAAAACATGATGAAAATGTCAGAATGGTTGAGCGTGCTTGGTGGGCATCTGGTACACAGGAGCGCAGAGGGTTACCTTATTTGAGCAGGGATGGATTGAGAGATTTGCTTATTAAAGATGGTATGGCAGAGAGAACTGCTAGAAATAAAATGGATGCTTCTAGGCCAGATGGGATCATTGCACAATTGCTTAATGCAGGAACTTTGGAGTCATGCGATGGGGGATGGTTGTTTGTCAATGAGGTGCAGTTGAGCGTGATGTTGATGCAAAAGAACGAAAAATGAGTTTACAAAAAGTCAAGAATTGTTGCGCCCCTAATGCCCCTAAACGCCCCTAGGGGCACTCAGGGGCACAGGGGCAAAGGCGTTGGAATGTGCCCCTAAACCCCGCCCCTCTCCTACCCCCTTTTAGGCAGGGGTAGGGGAGGTAGGGGAGGGGCACAAGACGATGCGAAAATTTTTGGGTAAGGCTTGTTGTTGTTGTCCCTATAGGGGTATGATGTGGAACCTATAGGGCACAGGAGCGAACATGAAAACGTATGAAGGCAGAATTCCAGATAAAGCTGAAGGCTGGCGGGTTAAAGCACAGGTCAAGGACGGCGATCAAAAATGGTTTTTGTTTGAAAAAATGCAAGCACATTCTGATGAATGGGCAACTTATAAAGTTGTTGCTGATGGCAGAGTTGAACAAAAAGCTAATTATTGGTTGGTGAAAAATATTAAAACAGGCCAGCAGGTATATCCTGCTGATATGGAGTTAATGAAACAATATAGGTTAAATTTGTTTCAAAAAATTAAAGCCTTTATATGATTTGATCATTGGTTTGACCATCTTCAACTCATGACATACACTCTGCCCATGCCATACACCAAGCAACAGAACCGACTCTTTCAAGCCGCAGCTCATGACCCCGCTGTGGCCAAGCGAGTTGGTATTCCGCAAGACAAGGCCAGGCAGATGGCCAGCGAAGGGGTCAAGCACAAGCCGCAAGCGTTGGCGGCTGCGTTGATGCGGGGCAAGCCGTGACTGACAGCAAAGTGTTGCCGTCTGTTAAAAAACGCAGACTGCCTCCAGCCGCTGGGATGGGGCGGGTTAAAGGCGTGCCAAACAAGGTCACAACGGCTTTCAGAGAGACGATTCAGAAGTTGTTGGAGGACAACAGCGAGAACGTCGGCAAATGGCTGGAAAGCGTTGCAAAGGATGACCCAAGCAAGGCGCTTGACCTTGTGTCCAAATTGGCCGAGTACGCTGCGCCAAAACTTGCGAGAACCGAACTGGTTGGCGATGCTGACGCTCCGCTGCGAACCGTGATCGAATGGCAGCGACCGAGCGACGAATAGTAGTGCCGTACGCGCCCAGGCGGGCGTTTGCGGCCTTCCATGATCGTCGGGCTAGGTGGGCCTGCCTTGTGGCTCACAGACGCGCTGGGAAGACTGTGGCGTGCATTAACGATCTTATCCGCAGATCATTCACCGACAACAAGACGGATGGCCGTTACGCCTACATCGCGCCGTTCTACAGCCAGGCGAAGAGCATCAGTTGGGACTACCTGCTGCGTTATACCGCAGACGTTCGTACTCAGGCGAATGCGTCAGAGCTTTGGGTGGAGCTGCTCAATGGGGCACGCATTAGGCTTTTTGGAGCAGATAACCCAGATGCCTTGCGAGGTTTGTACCTCGACGGCGTGGTGTTGGACGAGGTGGCCGACATGAGACCAAGGGTCTGGGGCGAGATCATCCGACCGCTGCTGGCCGACCGCGAAGGCTGGGCTTCGTTCATTGGCACACCAAAGGGGCACAACTTCTTCCACGCCATCTGGACGCAGGCCCAAGGCTCGCCCGATTGGTACTCGACCAGCATCAAGGCGAGTCAATCCGGCCTGATCAAGCCCGACGAGTTGGCCGACGCCAGCCGAGGCATGACTGAGGATCAGTACCAACAAGAATTTGAATGCAGCTTTGAGGCTGCAATCTTGGGTGCGTATTACGGGCGTGAGCTGCGGGCCATTGAGGACGAGGGGCGCGTGACCGTTGTGGATTACGACCGCAACCTGCCCGTTTTCACCGCTTGGGACTTGGGTTTCCACGATGACACGGCTATCTGGTTCTGGCAAATGTCTGGCGGCGAGCTGCGAATCATCGACTACTACTCGGCCAGCGGCTTAACCATTGACGACTATGCCAACGTGGTGATTGGCAAAGCGTATCGCTATGCAACACACTACCTGCCCCACGACGCACGGGCCAAGACGCTGGCATCAGGCGGCAAGTCCATCATTGAGCAACTAGACGCTCACCTTGGCATTAAGAACATGGCCATCGTGCCTAGCCTAAGCGTGCAGGACGGCATCCAGGCAGCGCGGGTGATGATGCGTCGCGTGTGGTTTGACCGCGAACGCTGCGGCGAAGGCGTGGAACTGCTCAAGCAGTATCAGCGCGAGTGGGACGACGAAAAGAAAATGTTTAGAGAGAAGCCACGGCATGACTTCACCAGCCATTGCGCTGACGCTTTTCGCATGATGGCCATTGCTTGGGCAGAAATTAAGCCAAAAGAACCCGAAAAACCGCCAGTTTTTGCTGTAACGGGGCATAATTCGCGCATTGAGCTTGCCCCACTTGAAACTTTGTGGCGCGAGACACCGAGGCGATCAAACAGAATCTAGGAGCAATCATGGCAGGCGTAAACGCACCGTACCGATATCAATACGAACATGTCGCAGCAAGCGCAACCGCCCAAGTGCTGGGCGGCACAGGCGCTGTTGGTGATTACATTCATAAATTGATTTGCACGGTAAGCACCGCTGCCACCAGTTCAGTTGTTATTGTTGACGGCACAGGCGCTGGCATCTTGACGCACACCGTGCTGCCCAATAACGTGGGATCAGGCATTGGTTGCTACGTCATTGAACTGAACGCAATCAGCGCAAACGGCGCGTGGAAGATCACAACCGGCGCAGGCGTTGAGGTGATGGCAGTCGGCATCTTCTCCGCTTGATCATGGTCGGAGAGGACACCGTCAAGCCCGAGGTTCAGTACTATCTGAACCACATTGCAGCGTATGACCGCGAGTTTGCGTCATGGGAGACGCGAGCCAAGAAGATTCTGAAGCGGTATCGGGACGACACCCGAAACAGCCAAGACAGCGGCTCGCGGTTCAACATCCTCTGGTCAAATGTCCAGACGCTCAAGGCCGCGACGTTTGCCCGTCTGCCGAAACCTGACGTCAGCCGCCGTTTCCGCGACAACGATCAAGTTGGCCGTGTGGCCGCGCTGTTGCTTGAGCGTGCGCTTGACTACGAGATCACGCACTATTCCGACTACCGCGAGACGTTGACCTCTGCGCTGTACGACCGCTTTCTGCCTGGCCGTGGCGTGGCGTGGGTGCGGTATGAGCCGCGATTTAAACAGGGCGAGGCTCAGATCACCGAAGACGAAGAGTCGCCCACCGACGAGATGTTGGATTACGAGTGCGCTCCTTGCGACTACGTCCATTGGCGTGACTTCGGCCACAACGTGGCTCGCACATGGGAAGAGACGTGCATTGTCTGGCGCAAGGTCTACATGACCCGCCCCATGCTGCGCGAGAGATTTGGCGACGAGTTGGCTAAGAAGATTCCGCTTGACTCTGAGCCTAGCGAGATGAAGAACGCTAGCCGAGAGGGCGTCGATAAGCGGGCAATGATTATTGAATTGTGGGACAAAGAGACCGGCAAAGCCATTTGGCTGTCCAAGTCGTTTAACGAGTTTTTGGACGAGCAAGATGACCCGCTAAAGCTGGAAGGGTTTTATCCCTGCCCAAAGCCGCTGTACAGCACGATCACCAACGAGAGTTTAGTGCCCGTTCCTGACTTTGCGCTATACCAAGACCAAGCCAACTCGCTTGACATCTTGAGCGACCGCATTGATGGCCTGGTCAAAGCATTGCAGGTCAAGGGCGTCTACGACGCTGCATCGCCTGAGCTGGCCCGTTTGTTCACCGAGGCCAACAACAACGATTTGATTCCGGTCAAGAACTGGATGTCGTTCTCGGAAAAGCGTGGTCTGGCTGGGTCAATTGACATGGTTGATCTGACGCCAATTGCTGGCGCTTTGATGCAGGCATATCAGGCATTTGAGCAAGTCAAAAGCCAGATTTACGACCTCACCGGCATCAGCGACATTGTGCGTGGTCAGTCTGTGGCCTCTGAGACGGCAACTGCCCAGCAGATTAAAGGCCAATACGCCTCGCTGCGGCTCAAAAGCTATCAGGACGATGTGGCGCGGTTTGCTACGCACATGATCCAGCTCAAGGCTCAGATCATTTGCCAACTGTTTGATCCTCAGACCATTCTGATGATGTCTGCTGCCGATCAGCTTAGTCCGGTTGATCAGCAACTGGTGCCTCAGGCGTTGGAGCTGCTGCGCAACGAGCCTATGCGCTCGTTCCGCATTGAGATCAGCACCGACTCGCTCATCATGATGGATGAGTCGCAGGAAAAGCAAGATCGCATGGAGTTCTTGGGCGCAGTCTCAAGCTTTTTGGAAAAGGCCGTGCAAGCCAGCCAAGTTGCGCCTCAGATTGTTCCGCTGTCGCTTGATATGCTCAAGTTTGGCGTCGGTGCGTTCAAGATTGGCAAAAGCATGGAAGGCCAGATTGACCAGACTGCCCAGCAGTTTAAGGAGCAACTGGAGCAACAACAGCAGCAACCTGAACAGCCGCCCCCGCCCGATCCCGAAGAGTTGAAGATGCAACACCAGATGCAGATGGATCAGGCCAAGATGCAGGCTCAGGCTCAGTCCGATCAGATGAAGCTGCAAGCCGAGGCGCAATTTAAGCAGGCCGACCAGCAGCATCAAGCGCAGCTTGAGATGGCCCGCATGGATCATGAAACGCAACTCAAGGCTGTTGATGCTCAGTCAACACAAATGATTGAGCAGGCCAAAATGGAGGCCGACGCCGATCTCAAGTGGCGCATTGCCCAACTTGAGGCCGAAACCAAGGTTGTTGTGGCCCAGATTGCTGCCGCGCAAAAGTCTCAAGCCGACGCTATCCAAGCAGATCAGATGATCCAGCAAGAGGTTATTAGGACGTCTGGAGCCACCGACCTACAGCAGACTATGGCTGTGGCCATGGAAGGCTTTCAAGCGGCTCTAGAGCGCCTTGCCAGACCCCGCACCGTTGTGCGCTCGATTGACGGCAAAATTACTGGGCTGAACTGATGGCTTTGTACGCTGATCGAGTCAAGCAAAGCCTGGGCATCACCGGCACCGGCACGGTTACGCTGACGTTGGCCACGACAGGCACCGGCTATCGATCCTTTCTGACGGCATTTGGCACCGGCACCCAAACAGTTGCATATTGCATTGCCGATCAATCTGGCCCCAACTGGGAAGTTGGCACGGGAACCTACAACGGCTCGGCCAACACGCTTGCCCGCACGACTGTGCTGGCCTCAAGCAATGGCGGCTCGCTGACCAACTTTAGCGGCGGCACGCAAGACGTCTTTTGTACCGCGCCCGCCAAGTATTTGGACACTTTTACTTCATCCAACCAAGGTGTTGTGCCAGCAAGCGGCGGCGGCACAACAAACTTTCTTAGAGCTGATGGCTCGTTTGCAGCCCCGCCGACAACTGCTCCGGCTGGCGCAAATACCCAGATTCAGTACAGCAACGGCACAGCATTTGCAGCCAGCAGCACGTTTACCTACACCGTTGGCACGACAACTCTTACCGTGCCGACAATTAACGCCACCAAGATCACCACCAATAACGGCACAAGCGCAAGCGGAACAAACTTTTTGTTGCAGGCTGGGTCAGGTACTGGCGTTGGAAATAATGGCGGCAATGCAGAATTTTATTCTGGTGGTGGTAGTAGCGGCGCCAATGGTGGTTTATTGGCGTTTTATTCTGGTGGTGGAAGCGTAAATGGTTCTGGTGGCGATATTACTTTTAGTTCTGGAATTGGTTCTGGTACTGGTAGTGCGGGAAATTTGACATTTAATGCTGGTGCGGCTCAAGGCACAGGCATTGGTGGGACGTTAAACATTTACGCTGGTCAATCAATTTCCGGCACAGGTGGGGACGTATTTCTTTTTCCTGGCTCTGGCACCGTCGCAAACGGTAGTTTGATTTTGTCGGATGGCAATATTTATCTTATCCAATGTCAACAAATTGGTGTTGATTCATGTATTGGATTCTTTAGCGCCGCCCCAGTCGCCCAACCCACAACTGCAACCACCGCTGCAACCCGTGTTGCTGTTGTCGGAACCATTGCAAACATTGGCGACACCTATGACGGCTACACACTTGCCAAGGTAGTCAAAGCACTTCGCAACTTAGGAATACTTGCATAATGGCAATCACTAAACAACTCACCAACGCGCAGGGTATTGTCTACGAATACCACCGCATCAATTCCATCATCATTGACGCTCAGGACAACCTGTACGCCACGGTGTCGTCCTACATCAGCGCAGACCGCGCAACAGACCAAGATCGCCCTGTTGACCGTTTCTCATGGCAGATTTATACGCCCATCACCACAGGTCTTGTGACTACGGCAGAAACCTTGCTTGTCGTTGATGCCACTTGCAAATTGTTTGGTGGTGTTGTAACGCCAGACGTTACACAGACTGATCTGGACAAGGCAAAGTCTAAGAAAAAAGCCGAGATCGCAGCGGCACGCAGCGTTGAGATGTACGCCGACAAGACGACATCGCTGGGTGTGTTTGGCAGTACAGAGTCGGACAACAACAAACTGAGCATCGCCATCCAGATTGCTCAACTGTCTCCCGAGCAGGAGTGCGGCTACAAAGATGTAAACGGCAACTGGACGATGTACACAGCAACGCAACTCGCGCAGATCGCGCTGGAGATTGCCGCCCAAGTGATCCCGTTGTACGAGAAGGAATCAGGGCTGGTGGCGCAAGTTGATGCCGCCACGACGGTGGAAGAAGTTGAAGCTGTGAGCTGGTAAATGTTCGGCTTTGATGCCATCTCGGCGTTGCCCATCTCGGGCCTGCCGGTTGTTGTTACCCCTAAACCGTTTTGGGGCAGCAAGGGCGGCATAGGCGGCAAGAAGAAACGCAAGCAAAGGCATGATGATGTTGAGGAGCTTGTCACCGAGCTGCCAGCCGCTGAGATGGCTACGCAGATGCGTGAAGTCATGTTGCCGCCGATGGATATGCTGCCTGCGTTGGTGCAAACTCGCAAAGCTCAGGCTGAGTTTGAAGCCGAGCAAGATGATGAAGAAACCTTGTTGTTGTTGATGTGAGGCAGACGATGTCAGACGGTGGAAAAGGCGATAACAGACGGCCAGGCGACGATGCAGCGTTTGCATCCAACTTTGAGCGCATCTTTGATGGCGGCATCAAGCGTGGCTCTTGGGTGTTTGTGGATGGCCAACTGGTGCCCAAAAACGAGTACCGCGCCCCTGCGCCCAAAGCGCACATGATCATGACCGACATACAGCCTTACCAATCGATGGCCACGGGCGAGATGGTAGGCGGCAGGGCGCAGCATCGAGAGCATCTCAAACGCAACGGATTGATTGAGATTGGTAACGAAACCAAGTACCTCAAAAACGAACCCAAACGGGAACCCGCAGCCGTTTTAAAACGACGGATTGCGGAAATTGTCAATGATCGGTTAAGATAGCCACAATCTTTTGGAAGGATTCAAAATGGCACTCGCACGCGAAGTAATGTTGGCCGGATTTTCGGCAGGTCAGGCTCGGGGCATGGGCGGCGGTTACGCTGCTTTGGTCGCTTTGGGTTCTACCCAAACTGACGCCGCGCCCATCACGGCCAGCACGCACGTTGTGACCGGCGCAGACGGCACTAAGGGTGTTCGTCTGGTCGCTGAAATTGGCGATACGGTTTGGCTGTTCAACAACAGCGGATCATCGCTCAAGGTGTATGGCGCAACCGGCGAGGCGATCGCGGTGCCTGGCACCGGCCTTGGCACCGCCAATGCTGCGTATACACACACGACCTATGCCGTGGTTGAGTATTATAAGGTCACAGCCACTCAATGGCTGCCTAGCAAGTCTGCATAATGGACGAGCAAAAAATGGAAGAACCGCAGGTTACCTTGCGCGATGCCATTGAGTCGGCTGTCGAGGAGCATGAGCCTGCTCCTGCCGTTGAACAAGACGCTGCCCCCGCAGACGCTCCACGCGACGATGCTGGCCGCTTTGCTGCCCCACCGCAAGACGAACAACCTGCACCCGCACCGACCAAGCCTCGGCCTTCTTCATGGAAGAAGGATTACGACGAGCATTGGACGAAGCTAGACCCCAGCCTGCAAGACTACATCAGCCAACGCGAACAAGAATACGCGAAAGGCGTTAGCACCTACAAACAGAACTGGGATCAGGCTGCGCCAATCTATGAGGCAATGCAGCCGTTTATGCCGCTGCTTCAGCAAAACAACATTGACCCGAAGCAATGGATCAGCGGCCTGGGCAACGCCCACCGTATGCTGACCCAAGGCTCGGACGATGAGAAGCTGCGGATGTTTGCCCAGTTGGCCACCGACTACGGCGTGCCGCTTGGAGCGTTGACCGGCCAGCAATCTGGCATTGATCCGCAGTTCTCCCAGATGGCCCAGAAACTTGGGCAGATGGAGAACCGCTGGAGCCAGTTTGAACAACAACGAGAGCAGCAAGAAGATGTTGCTCGACAAAAAGATATTTTTGCTTTCGCTCAGAAAGCACCTTATTTTGAGCAAGTACGCGAAACGATGGCTGGACTCCTTCAGGCAGGCGTAGCGGAAGATTTGCAAGTGGCCTACGACAAGGCGATCCGACTGCACGATGATATTTGGCAACAGCAACAGGCCGAACAAGCCAAAGCCGCAGCCGAGCAAAATCAGCAAAAGGTCGCCCAAGCAAGGGCAAAGGCTGTGTCTCCAAGGTCTTCCTCCCCGACAGGGATGACGAGCGGCGGAAACGGCAAAAAGAGTCTGCGGGATATGCTGGCCGAGCAAATTGACAACCAGCTTGCCTCGCGGGTTTAATTTTGATTCATTGAAAGGAACTAATCATGGCTTATGCCAATAGTGCCATCAGCGACATCATTGCCACCACCATTCAATCTCGTTCGGGTGAGCTGGCTGATAACGTGATGCAAAACAACCCGCTGCTTCAGCGTCTGAAGCAACGTGGCAACGTCCGTCCATTTTCGGGTGGTAACGTGATCTTGGAAGAGATCATGTACAACGACACCACCACGAACAACACCAACAGTTATTCTGGTTATGAAGTGCTGAACATTGCACCTAACAGCCCGATTTCTGCTGCTCAGTTTGCAATTACCCAATATGCCGCTGCCGTGACCCTTTCCGGTTTGGAAATGCTGCAAAACTCTGGTAAAGAGCAAATCATTGATTTGCTTGAAGGCCGCATTCGTGTTGCCGAAGCGCAGCTTATGAACCGCATTGACACCGACATCTATTTGGATGGCACGGGCAACGGCGGCAAGAACATCACCGGCCTTGCTGCTGCTGTTCCTGATGCTCCGACCTCTGGCACCTACGGTGGTATTGACCGCGCAACGTGGACGTTCTGGCAGTCGCAGAAATACAGCGGCACCACCAATGGCGGCGCAGCAGTTTCCGCAGCCAACATCACCCAGTACATGACCGCGCTGGCCATTCAATTGGTTCGTGGTAATGACAAGGCTGATTTGCTGGTTGCTGATAACAACTACTACAGCCTTTACGTCAATTCGCTGCAAGCCATTCAACGTGTTACCTCTGAAAACGAGGCCGGTGCTGGTTTTGCTTCGCTCAAGTTCTACGGTGGCGGTACTTCTGCTGACGTTGTGCTTGGCGGTGGTATTGGCGCTCACGCGACTAGCAACCATATGTGGTTCTTGAACACCAAGTACATCAGCTTCCGTCCTCACAAGCATAGGAATTTTGTCCCAATAGGTGGCGAGCGCCAAGCTGTCAACCAAGACGCAATTGTGAAACTGATCGGCGTAGCAGGTAATCTTACTTGCTCTGGCGCTCAGTTCCAAGGCGTTCTGATCGCTTAAAGGAGCACAATCATGGCATTTACTATTACCGACCACGAAGCAGGTTTTCTGCCAATTGGCGTTATTGATACCGGCGTTCTGACTGCTTCGTCAGTCTCGTCGGGTTCTACCACCACCATCCCAACGCCACCAGCCGTTCCCGGCCAGATCGTCAAGGGTTTTGATCCAACCTACGGAATGGGCGAGTTCATCCTGCTGAAGGGCGTGGCTTCGACGGCTGTTGGCTCGCTGGTGATCTTTAACACCACGAGCTACACGACGACGCTTTGCCCTGTCACGGCCAACTTGGGTTCGCCTGTGGCCGTCAGCATGACCGCAAACACCTCGTCTTCAAACTGGTCTTATTACCAAATTGAAGGCGTGGCTGTGGTTGCCAAGTCTACGGGTCTGGGTCTGGCTACCAACGTGGCCATTGCCGTCAACTCAATTGGCAAGGTGGGCACCAACGCTTCTGGCAAACAGATTCTTGGCGCACGCACGGCTAACTCAACTGTGTCGGCAACGACCACGGTGCAGCTTATTCTGAACCGTCCTCACCTCCAAGGCCGCGTGACCTAATCGGTTTTTGCGCTCTTGGCCATGCCCCCAGGCTTACAGCTTTGGGGGCATTTTTCAATCTAAATGCCTACAGCATGAACATCGAAACCACCTGCAACACATCCGACGACATACTGTTTGAACAGATCAAGTTCAACAGCCACCGAGCCAATGACTGGCTTTTCTCCGCTGATGCTCACGACGGCTTTGCCGTCATCGTCGGCGGTGGCCCAAGCGTTGCCGATTGGGTTGACGAGATCCGCGCCCGCAAGCAGCACGGCCAGACCATCTTTGCGCTCAATGGCGCAGCGCGGTGGCTCGCGCAGCACGACATTGAGGCCGACTACTGCATCATCGTAGACGCCAGAGAAATCAATCTGTCTATGCTTGGCTACGCCAAGCGATACCTGCTGGCCAGCCAATGCCACCCGAGCCTGTTTGACGCTTGCCCCGATGCTATGCTGTGGCATCAAGAGTACCCGCAAGACATGGAACGCTTTGACGCCTGCCTGCCCGCCAATTCACCCGCGCACACGCTGATCGGCGGTGGCACGACTGTGGGCCTGTCTGGTATGGTTGTGGCCTATTCAATGGGCTATCGCTCGTTGCACCTGTATGGCTACGATTCAAGCTACCGCGACGGCCATTGCCACGCCTACAGCCAAAACGACCCCCAGCGCGTTGATTGCGTGGCCACAGTCGCTGGCAAGCAGTTCCAGACTACTTTGGCCATGGCCAAGCAAGCCGAGTTGTTTCCGCAGCTCTCAGACAGCCTCATTGACCTTGGCTGCACGATCACCATTCGAGGCGACGGTTTGCTGCCGTGGACAAGCAAGGCCGCGGCCATTGCGCCCGAGCCAATAGACGAGCAAGACAAGTACAAAGCCATGTGGTCGATTGACGCCTACCGCAACGCAGCGCCTGGCGAAGGCGTGGCCGATCTGTTCTGCCTTGCTACGTTGCCCACCGCATCCAGCACCGTCATTGACTTTGGCGCAGGCACGGGTCGCGGTGCAATGCGTATACATGATGCGCATGATTGCCATGTGCTGATGTTGGACTTCGCAGACAACTGCCTTGATGAGCGTGTTAGGGCCAAACTGGGCGACAAACTGCGCTTTGCCATGGCCGATTTGACTCAGCCCATCCCGCATCGTGCCGACTTTGGGTTTTGCACCGATGTGATGGAACACATTCCGTCTGAACAGGTCAGTACCGTGATCCATAACATCATGGCCGCAGCGCCGCAAGTGTTCTTTCAGATTTCAACCGTCACCGATACAATGGGCGCATTGATTGGCCATCCGTTGCACCTTACGGTGCAGGACACAAACTGGTGGCGCGAACTTTTCTTGTCCCTCGGTTACACCGTCCGTTGGGAAAACACACAAGACACAGCGGTGATGTTTTTCGTAACTCAACCACTTGAGGAAGAAAATGCTTGATTCAGATTTCGGCGGGTCAATCCTGCCAGCAGTTCGGTTCTACTCTAAAGAGATGCTGCACGAATTCAAAACGCAGCAAGAAGGTCGCCCCATCTACTACATGACCGACTTTGTTCGTATTGAGATTCCTGGGAACCAATACACCATCATTGACACTTTTGCCAACGATACGCACAAAAAGCAGTACCCAACCCAATGGGCGCACTATCAGAACGAAAAGCGCGACATGGGCGAGGACGACATTTCTGGAACCTTGTTGCGCGATTGGCCGCTGCTCACCGCAGCACAGGCGCGTGAACTCAAGCACTACCACTTCTACACCGTTGAGCAATGCGCCAACGCATCCGACGAGCAACTGTCCAAAGTCAACATGATTGTTGGCATGGGCAGTCATGCCTTCCGCGATCGTGCCCGCAACTATTTGGCCCGCGCTAAAGATTCGGCCATTGTGGATGCCCAGGCCGACGAGCTGCGCAAGCGCGACACCGAGATTGAGGCGCTTAAGCAGCAGATGTCGGAACTGATGAACAAGGTTGATGCGCCAAGGCGAGGCAGACCGCCCAAAATGGCCGATGAGGCCGTAACAGAAAGCTGATATGTCATCTACTCTCTTGCAACTCATCCAACAGGCCAGCGCCGAGATGGGGCTGACCATCCCGACGCAAGTTGTTGGGAACACCGACACTCAAGTAACGCAGATGCTGTACTTGATCAACTCGGTTGGTAATGAGTTGCGGCGAGAGTACCCGTGGCAGGCGTTGAACATTGCGTATCGGTTCACAACCCAATATCTGATTACAACGGGCAACGTCACTCAAAACAGCGCAGTAGTCACCGGCATCCCTAGCACAACGGGGTTGTCGGCCTACTATATGCTGTCTGGCACGGGCATCAATCAGGACACCTACATCCTGTCTGTTGACAGCAGCACTCAAGTCACGCTGACTCAGGCAGCATCTGCCAGCGGTACGGGCGTCACGCTTAACTTTGGCCAGACCATCTACCCGCTGCCGTCTGATTTTGACCGGCAGATTGACCGCACGCACTACGACAAGTCAAAGCGGTGGGAGATGTTGGGGCCAGAGACAGCCCAGCAATGGGAGTTTCTTAAGTCTAGTTACATCAGCACCGGCCCACGGATGCGGTATCGCTTCATTGGCGGCAACTTCCAAATCTGGCCCAACATCACGACCAACGAGTATCTGGGTTATGAGTACGTTTCAAACGGCTGGGTCAATCAACCGACCACACCGCAGTCATCGTTTACAGCCGACACAGACACTTGCATCTTCCCTGACCGCTTGATGGTCTTGGGCCTCAAGCTCAGATTCTTTGAGGTCAAGGGCTTCGACAGCACGGCCTACTACCGCGACTTCTACCAGCAGCTCAACGTGGCCAAGGCCAACGACGGCGGTTCAATGACCTTGAGCATGGCTCCGAAGATGAGCAGCGTGCTGATCGGGTTTGAGAACATCCCAGATGGCAGTATTTACGGGCAGGGATAAGAGATGGCTGAGAATCTCAAACTGGCAAAGGCGTTGCGGGAGGCAAAATCATTCTTTCAGGGCGCATCTAATGCGGCAGCCTCTAACGTCTCTGCCCCTGTTGATGCGATTGCTTGGGCACTACGCAAAGCGGGCGTGCCTGTTGGGGATGCGCCAATGGGTGGCTCAGATTGGATGCGTCAGCATGGCTTGACGGCTGAAGCCCCAGGCGCAAGCGGCTTGATTGGCGAGTCTGTTGGCGGCGTTGCGCCGATTGTTGCCTCTGCCAAAGCAGCACAGATTGCCAAAGGATTGCTGCAAGCGGGTGAGAACTTGGCTGCACCAGCAACCATGAACCCGCAGGCTGGAGCGATTGTGTTTCACGGCTCACCGCACAAGTTTGAAGCCTTTGACAGCAGCAAGATCGGCACGGGCGAGGGAGCGCAGGCGTATGGGCATGGGTTGTATCTAGCTGAAGACCCAAGGGTTGCGCAAAGTTACAAAGATGCATTAACGCCCAACACAGGAACGTGGGACGCAACTAGCAACAAGCAAAGTTTGTATGATGCTGCGGCCAATCATGGGACTACCGGCTATGCCTCCGCATTTGCTCAAAAGTATTTTGATTTGGTCAAGGGTGGCAAATCTGACAATCAAGCGAAGCGGCAACTCTTATCTCAACTGCAAAAGCGGATTGCTGCGGCAAAAACCCCCGGAGATGTCCAAGGCAGTCAGGAGGCGTTGCAATTTTTGCAAAACGCAAAAATCAACATGCCTGAAGGCTCCCTCTACAAAGTCGACCTCCCCGACGAAGCCATAGCCAAGATGCTGGACTGGGACAAGCCGCTGAGTCAGCAGCACCCAAATACCGCGCTTGCTTTGGAGGCTATCCGAGAATCAGCCGCAAAATCATTTCCAAACATTGCAACCGGTGACCCTACCGGCAAAGGCATTTATGCGGCATATCAGGCGCATCGAGGCGGTAACGCAACCGCCGCATCTGATCGCTTGCGTGAATTGGGCATCCCCGGCATCCGCTACCTAGACGGCGGCAGTCGCGGCACGGGCACGGGCACCAGCAACTACGTCGTGTTTCCCGGCAATGAAAACCTACTTCGCATCCTTGAGCGCAACAATCAGCCGCTAGGAACCAAATAATGGCACTCATCTCTCGCGCCAAATCCCGTTCCGTCTCGGTCACGGCCCCCACTGGCGGCTGGAACGCCCGCGACTCGCTGGCTGATATGCCGCCAGCCGATGCGGTCATCATGCAGAACTGGTTTCCGCTGACCACCGAGGTCACGCTGCGCAAGGGCTATACAGAGTGGGCCACGGGCATTAGCGGCCAGGTTGAAAGTATGTTTGTTTACGCAGGCGCAACGACAAACAAGCTGTTTGCAGCCGCAGGCGGGGCGTTTTACGATACAACCGCCAACGCAGCGGTTGGCGCAGCGGTAGTCACGGGCAAATCTAACAGTCGCTGGCAGTACGTCAACATCACGACCGCAGGCGGCAACTTCATGTATGTTGCCAATGGGGTTGACAAGCCTCTTCTGTACAACGGAGCAACATGGACTGTCATTGACGGCGCATCCACGCCTGCCATCACGGGCGTGACCACGACCACGCTCAACAACCCAATCACCTTCAAGAACCGCTTGTGGTTCATTCAAGACTCAACGCTTGTCGTTTGGTATTTGCCGACCGACAGCATTGGCGGTGCAGCAAACAAGATTGATATGTCTGCCGTAGCCCAGTTGGGCGGTTACATTGTGTGTCATTACACATGGTCGCTTGACGCAGGCGATGGCGTTGATGACTACTATGTGGCCGTGACCTCGATGGGTGAGATCATCATCTATCAGGGCACAGACCCTAGCAGCGCAAGCACGTTTGCGCTCAAGGGCGTGTGGCAGCTTGGACACCCCGTTGGCGAGCGTTGTTTATACAAACTGGCGGGCGATTTGTTGTACGTCAGCCAAGATGGTTTGATTCCCTTGGCCGGTGCATTGCAGTCCAGCCGAGTCAATCCCCGTGTGGCGTTGACCGAGAAAATTCAGTACGCTGTCAGCTCGGCCATTAGTACCTATGGCGACAACTACGGTTGGCAACTGATGTATCTCGCCCGCGAGAACCAGTTGTACCTAAACGTGCCTGTGTCTGAGGGGCAAGATCAACAGCAATATGTGATGAACACCATCACAAAAAACTGGTCACAGTTCACAGGCTGGCAGGCGAACTGCTGGGAACTTTTCTTAGATCACCCGTACTTTGGCGGCAATGGTTTTGTTGGGTTGGCGTATGAAGGTCTGACCGACAACGGATCAAACATCAACGGCAAGGCGCTGCAAGCGTTTTCTGGTTACAACTCAAACGGCCTGCTCAAACGTTTTACCATGATGCGCCCAATTTTTCGCACCAACGGAACGCCTGCCGTACTGGGCACGATCAATCTGGACTTCAACCTTGATCTGTCTGCGGCATCGTTGAGCTTTTCACCGACCGCCTACGGTACTTGGGATTCGGCCTTATGGGACACTGGCGTCTGGGGCGGCGAGTTGAACGTGCTACAGCCTTGGCAGGGGGCCGTTGGCGTGGGCTATTACGGGGCACCTCAAATTCAATGCGCTGCCAATGGCATTGACATTCGCTGGGTCTCTACCGATGTGGTCTTTGAAGTGGGTGCAATTCTGTGAGTCTTGTGCTTGACCCTGACATTGTTGGCCCGTGGGTGGCCGAGAAGTCTGGGTGCGACTACAAGCCTGGCGATGCCACTATCGGCTGGGAACGCAACGGCGAACTGATCGCGGGCGTTCTGTACAACGACTACAACGAGGCCAACATCCAGATTCACAGCCGTGTGGATGGCTATGTACCGATGAAATGGTACTGGACAATTTTTGATTACCCGTTCAAACAGTTGGGCGTCAAGAGACTGAGTGGTATAGTTTACTCTACCAACTTGAAGGCCCAGAAGCTCAACGAGCATCTAGGCTTTCAGCGCGAAGCGATCCTGAGAAATTACTTTCCAGAAGCCGACGCGATTGTCTATGTGATGTTCAAAGACGATTGCCGCTTTTTAGGAGAGAAATATGGGAAAAAAGAGCAAAGCGCCGAAGGCACCTGACTACACGGCATTGGCAGA